GTCCAATTGGTTGATATTTCTCCAATTTCCATTAAGGAGGAGCTTATGATAAACTCATTGTATGCTCGATTCTCCTTCGCCTATCGAATGGTCTCTCGCGGGTATCTCGGGAAGTTACATTGTAACCTCCGAGCACCTTACCGTTTGGTTGAGGAGTTATGTAAGACTGCCTCCTTACCAACATTGATGAGATCAATGTGCCCCTCACCCATGTTATGGATGAGAGATTGGGGACCGATGATCTCCCAAGGTAAGGTCCGGGCGGATCTGATCGTCTCTCTTGCCCTATGGTGTTATCCCTCAGAGCACGTAAGTACTCTGATAGGATTACCCCTTCGAAGTTATAGACCCCTTGCGAAAGTTTTGCTTACGCAGAAGGGGATCTGGACTTCTGGACAGGAGATAAGATCAGACTCGCTACCGAAAAGTCTGGTTCATGATGAGCAGTTTATGGCGGTAGTTTCAGCGATGATAGGATCCCTTACGGGGTCCCACAAGCGCCAGGCTACTTCTGCATACTGTCTCATGAAAGGGTTTAAGGTTATAAAGGTGTGGGAGAGGCTCTCCATGTTCGATGAGATGGGGGTTCCTATCTCAAATTCGAAATGGAAGAAGCTAACCGGAGACTCTATGGGGGCCTGGGCCTCCAAGAGAAAGAACTGGACTCAATTTGTTATGAGTTTACCAGTCTACCTCCGGGATCGCTTCGATGCCTACTGGACTCCCTATCTTGGTAAGGTCCTTACCTCACTGATGCGACAGAGGTCGATCTACTGGGCCCTTCTCAGCGCAATTCACGAACGTGATGCGCTAAAAGAGAAGGAAATCCGGACAGGTCTTCCTGTGTACATTGGTGAGGAAATGTACTCTCTCCTTGATAGGAAGACTGGGGACATCGTAGAGTCTACTTTCACACTTTGCCTGGAGGAATTGTCTCTCCCTGTGTCATCTCCTGATTTTGGTTTTAACTCAGGAGCAACCGACGCCTTTAAGACGTGGTTACGACAACAAAGAGATAACAATCTTTCCCTTTTTAGGCTCCTCGCGGGTCTCAAAACCTCCCTTGAAAAGGTAGATTTACCAATTCACGGGTTGGACGACTTCAAGTAGGGTTGGACCAGGGGATTCCGTCACCGTAATCTCCCCAGTAACCCCAACTTTTCCATCGTGGTTATGTGGCCGCCACGAGTGATGTATCTAGTAGACTATTCGAAAGGTACCTCTCGCTAAGTGCGGAGTCTCATCTTCCAGATCACGGATTGTGACCAGACGAGTTGTCCTAGCTTAGGATCGGCCTCCCCGTTGGCAGAATATTGTGGGATCTACCAAGTACCCCATGATACCTCAAGGAGGACCACAGTTTAGGGACTAGCCCTGGGTCTTAGTAGTTCCGCTCTCTGGTTCTTATATTTTTGGTTTGGTCGGTGGGCCTCCGACCGACCACAAG